CTTCGGCAGCTATACCTGCTGGCACTGCATTGACTGCTTCTGTAGGCGACGGTTCTGGGAGTGGGAACAGTCTGTATGAATACTCTCTATCCGAGTTTCTGTACACTTGGTTTGCCGGAGGGACCATTAGCGTAACCCACATCAACAACATGTTGATCACGTTGGCATCCATTACTGGCCGTCACGCCGACTTGACCTATGCGCGCGAAATCGCCGCCGCCATGGCAATTAGGTATACACCACTGATAGAAACGCCTCGTCCAAATACAACTGGTAACCTCAGTTCCGCGGCAACAGCAACTAATGGAGGCGATGTAAAGTCATTTATCCTCGATCACACGACGAATACCCCATTTGGATTCGTCGCCAACGCTGCGCCCGCCGCCCCTGCCCCTTGGACGAGGAACGACGTCAATGATTTGGTGTTCCCGGGAACCAACCATTCATGGCTGTCTGGTGTGGTTGTTGGTGCCTTGTCTCCTGCCGGTTCAGTGGTGGAGACAGAGCTGTCGTTTGTTAACTTTACCGACCTCGAATACTTGCGGGATTGTAGATATGTGGCCCTAGGGTATGCCTGTACGTATTCCGTTTTGTATCGGATGCTTAGTTATCCGAAAGGCCTGTTAGATAACATTTATAACGACCAGGCTCTCCCCGTCATATACGAACTACTCCGTGGGTTCTGGATCACCCACATGTTCGACGAGCGGTACCCTCAGACTTTGATAGCTAAGGCTCACGCTGCTATTGACTGCCTACACTCTTATGGCCTGGGATATGATGCGGCCCGCGACGCCACTGGACTCACGATTTTTGCGCGGGTCAACTATCCGAGACGGGGCGTCTGGGAATCGTGGTACATCTCCACAGCAACCAACACTACACTTGCCTCCCCAGCTATCACCTATTCCCTAGCCACCGCTCGAACTATACACACTACTTTGGTACCTCAGACTCTCCCTGATGTGTGGATTCATCAAACTTTGTTACGCATCCCTAATGCTATGCAACCGTTTTTGGGCCCCAGAGATCTTTTGCGAGGGGTGGAAGTTAGCGACGCGGCAGTCCAGCAACCGGGCTTTGTTTATTTTTCAATTCCACTAGTCCCGTCTCGACGAACTTCGGACATCTCAACGAACGGCGTCTTATCGATGCCGTTTCACGAGCAGTTTCATTCTCGATTGTTCTGGCATAGTGCTACCTTGGCTACCGCCGCTCTTTACCGTTCGGATGGCGTGTCGGTGAGTGGTCCAGCCGGTGTTGGCAACAATGTGGGATTGAGCACTGGGGGTATACTGTGCCCATTGAGTCGTCCACCCGACATATTTTCTTGGAGTGGAACCGGGGCTTTCAATCCTACAGTGCACAATAAGTTGTCTTATCGTCTGGTTATGGCAAATACGTTCTGGATTCCCGGTTGCACCCGGAACGGCCAGATGGTCTGGGCAGGCGTCGGACCGAACGATGCAGATAATGCGTCACAGATGTTGGCGGGGAGATCATTCGCCGTAATGGAGGTTGTGATCTTCCCGCATCATAAGGTGATGCCTAATAGGATCCTAGGAGGCGGAGTTGCCTTCGATAACCGGTTCAACATTGTGGCTGGTGTAGACACTGGTCCACCGGAAAACTCGAATGGGCCATCATCCGGCGGGGTCGATGGTGGCCCGCCTCCGGGTGGCGCAGTTGGGGGCGAGTCGGTGAGTGGAGGTGGATCTCAGCAATCCGCTCGGCCATCGGCGAGCGGGCAGTCCTCCAAGGGTGGGCCAGGGGATGGAACAGGCCAGGTTCCATCGACTGGCTCCGGAGGACCCACTACAATCTCACCGTCTCACACAACAGTCACCATCACCCCCGGGCTGACACCAGCCACGACGACGGTGAGCGTATCGGACTTCGGCGACTCAAAGCGAGCAACGACTCACTCATCTTCGACAAAAGATATAGGGACGGCCTTCGTGAAGGAGGTAGCCGCTCAGGCCATAACAGGCGTGGCAACAAAGGTGTTGTCCGGGATTGGCGAGGTGGCACTGGGGATGGGAGGGATGGTTCTCTCGGACGGAGCAGGAGCCCCAATAGCGGCAGGGGCGATAGTGGACGGGGCCCGTCGGATTGGCGACGCGGTGAACCTATCTTAGGAGGTTTGGAACGGGAGAGGTTTAACGCGGCATACGATCAGTTGGTGGACGGGTGCGAACCTGTGGCTTGGGCAATTGTTGGCGCGGTCCAGCCTTCCTCACAACTTGCAGCGACACGGAGTGTCGGGGAACCCCTGCTTGCTAATCCTGACATATCTGATTTAGTCAGTTTGTCACTGTTAGTGAGAACAGCTAGCAAGTTTGCTAAGGAAGATAATCGTCTGGCCCGGGGTGAGTATCCCGATGATGAGGAGCGGTGGACTGCTCGTTTCCCCCCCCGCACAAAGTCAGATTTGGGGATCAGGCGAACACGGTTGCGTGACCTGTTTAATTTTGCCGAGTGCATTAGGGAGGGTCCTTTGTTGCGGCGCATCATTGACGAGTTGGGCGATTTCGATTATATAGCAGCGCTCAACGTATGTTGGGCTGGATTATTGATGCGTGGTAAGAGATGGTTTGAGTTTTGGCACAAGACTCGTGTACTAAGAGACGGACTGGAAGCTTTTGTAGCGGCAGCTAAGGCTATTAGTGACCAGATTAAGCGGGGACCTTGTAGGATGGCAGATCTTGTGCACCTAGTTGAGAATCATTCCTTAGCTGGATATAGAAATCTGCCCTTTCCGGGTTTTGATTATGTCAAGGAGGCCAAAGCCCTCGCCAGTGGTGGGTTGGACCACACTCTACCACCAGGATACCGGTTTCAGGATCTTGTGGACGAAGCACTTCAGTGTCCAGACGTGGCGGTCGACTATGTGAGTTTTGAGGATTACGTCCGACGGGGATCGTGGTTAACGTCTGGCTCGTCCTCTATTGGAAGGGTAAGTGTTGAGTTTGACGGCAAAGTGTACAGGTTCAAAGCCAGGAAGAACGTTCTCCCTGATCTGTATGAACCTGAGGACTTGGTGGCTCTGTGCAGGTCGTGGATAGGTCAGGAGAATTCCACATTGGTGAAGTCAGAGTTAGGTAAGGTAAGGTTGGCGGTGGCTGGCGACATAGCAACCTACTTAATGATGTCTTGGATAATTTCCCTGACCGGTAAGTGCTACCTCCAGTGGAGTGGATCCACTGGCCAGGAGTCGGTCGGAGATTTGTGTCGTCGTTTAAATACCATGTTGGACTTATGCCAGGAAGGGGCATCCTTACCGTTCGATTACAGGTCTTTCGACCACCAGCCGACCACAGAGGAAATTGAGACGATATACCAGTGGTTTCTAGCCAAGGCAGGTAAGAATGTACCCCCCGCCGGACAGCAGGAGTTCAATGAAATAGCACGGAAAACACTCTACGGATTTTCTCTGGCCATACTGCGGTATCGAGACCCGTCCACAGGAGTTGGTGGTAAATTGTCTGTCAGTGGCGGTTTAATGTCTGGTCTTAGAATCACCTCTGTCGTTGGTGACGCCTGGAATTTGACGATGACTTGCGGGGTCAAGAAGCTGTTGGGCTTGGTTGGCATTGACACGAGTGACATGCCCGCCTTTATCCGTGGCGATGATAGTGCAATATTCTCGAACTCAGTGCAGAAACTTCGGTTATTTGCGGAAGGGTACCGTCGGCTGGGGGTCGTCGGGGGTGAGGGTAAATTCTCTGTGCTACGTCAGAATAGTGAGTTCTTACGCACGTGGATCTGTGACCGTTGCATCGGCTATCCGGTTCGGGTCATACCGGCGTTAACCCAACGGAAACCCTGGAGTTCTGAGCCCTGGACCGGAGGTGGGGTAATTACCGCCATTCGTGAAGCATGCGCCACCTTATCAAGGCGTGGAGTGGACGGAGACGAGGCATTTTTAAGTCTGGGACGAACTTGGTGTCGGCTCCACAAACTACCTCTCTCGGTACTGAAAACTCCCGTTCACCTAGGAGGACTTGGGTTATTGGCTTGGGACGGGAAGGAAGTGTGTTCGCCACATTTGCCACCACCCAACGTTCCTCCATTCACTATGGAGAGGACATCGACATGGCGGGAACGGCGGTTACGTGCAATAGCAGACGAGTATGGATTCGAGGTTGGAGACGAGGATTTGGTTAGACTGGCAACTGATGAGGCTCGCCAGGTGTTGCAGGCTGATGATGTTCCACCAATATCTCAGATCTGTAGGTCCGTCTGGCGTAGGGAGTTGGCCCAGAATCGACATCGGACAGTGAAATATTCCGACTTAGGCAAATCATTGGTCGACCGAACAGTCGTTATGCCTGAGTCTAAGGACGATTACGATATACTCGTGACCCGCCTACGCGAACGGCATCCATTATTTGGACGATTTCGTCATGTCGTGGCTGAGTTGTCAAAAGTCCGGCCTTTTCTCAGGTTGCTTAACATCGGGGTTCGAGACTGGCTAGGCAGATTCTTTCCCAAGGTTTGGGAACTTACCCGTGGTGGAGGCGCACGAATAGCCGATATGTTGGATTTTTTGGCAGGCGAGATTCGATTGAACAAGGGAAACCACCATCCAGCTGTTACTGAACTCGTCGGGTTGCTCACATTAGAGTCTCTGCCTACTGGAGCTTGGAGGAGACGGGGTTTCGCTGCGAGGTGTGTTCGCACAGGGTGTTCTATTTCAGAGGCTCTTGTGTCCAGTGGATGGCACCAGAGGTTGTTTTCGTGGTAGTAGTCAGGAGGGGTGACAGGGGACTAGGAGTAGCTATCTTAGTCAAGGGTAGGAGGGATTATAGGCTTGGGTGAATGGTTCCCATATAACCATGGTAAGACTCCCGGTGGAGCACCAACATCCT